GGATGAGGTGTTGTAGGCCCTATTGACGGATGGGTTACACTCGGGCCATGTCCGCGCACGCAGCCACTGACCTGCAACCGATCAAGACCTCACTGGTTACCGACCTGGTCGACCTGGTGAACCTCGATCTGTCCAAGGTCGTGAAGGTCTCGCTGATCGCCTGCCCGGCCTGCAAAGGCCACGGTACGATCGGCGACCGTGAGGAAGGCCAGGACGTGACCTGCCCCGAGTGCGGCGGTGTGGGCGCGGCCGAGTCCTTCGTGCTGGACATGGAGGCTATTCAGACGCCACGCATTGGCCGGCACGTCGAACAGTGGGAACTGAAGCAGGGCCAGCTGGTGCCCAAGTTCCGCGGCAAGACACAGGCCTTTGCCCAGCTGACCAAGATCCTTGGCTTCGACAAGGCGGTGCTGGAAATCGCAAACTCGGCCTCGTTCGTTGACAGCATGTCCGACGAGCAGCGCGCGCAGTATTTGGAACAGGTAGAGGAACTCGCGCGCGCGGGGAAGCTGCGATGACCGACGCGGTAGAGACCGTCGACCCGGTCAAGGCACTGATCATCGCGGCGCGGACCAATTTCGCGGCCTTCGTGTCGGCGGTCCACCGGCCGCGCTTCCGACATAGCCACTTCTCGTACGAGACGTGTGCGGCCGTCGACCAGTTCGTGGAAGACGTGATCGCCGGCAAGCGGCCGGTGCTGGATCTGACAGCGCCGCCGCAGCACGGCAAGTCGTCGCTGACCTCGCGGTGCCTGCCGGGCTACCTGATCGGGCGCCTTGGCCCGGTACTGGGTCAATGTCGTATCGCGCTCACGTCCTACGCGCTCACGCGCGCCAAGGCCAACGCGCGAGACGCCAAGTCGATCATGCTGGAGCCCATCTATCGGGAGATTTTCCCGGAAGCGTCCATGATCGGCTTTAAGGGCATCAACACGGCCGACGAGTGGCACCACGCCTATGGGTTCCTCAAGGCCCAGGGCGCCGGTGGCCCGCTGACCGGTTTCTCGATCGACATCGCCATCAACGACGACCTGACCAAGGATGCCCAGGAAGCCTTGAGCCAGACCGTACAGGACGGTCTTGAGGACTGGTACGACTCGGTCCTGTCGACCCGTATGCAGGAACGCAGCGGCCGGGTGAACATTGGCACGCCGTGGTCGGCCAACGACATCATGGCTCGGGTCCACGGCAAGCACAAAAACGAGCCGCACTACACCCGCCTGCAGTTCCCGGCGCTGAACTACCCCGATCAGATCGGCTACAACCCGGACCAGCCCGAAGGCCCGCTGGTGCCGGCCCTGCACAGCGAGGAAAAGCTGCGTTCACTCAAGGGCGCCATGTCGGAGATGTGGTGGGCGGCCATGTTCCAGCAGGCGCCCATGGCCGAGCTGGGTGCGATCTTCGGCAAGGCCGGCATCCGCTACTACCGGCGCGCCGACCTTCCCAAGCAGTTCGTTCAGGTTGTCATGTCGGTGGACGCTACCTTCAAAGACAACAAGGGCAGCGACTTTGTGTTCGCCGGCGTGTGGGGTAAGACGGCCGACGAACGGGTCTGGCTGCTGGACTTCCGGCGCGAGAAGCTGTCCTTCACGCGAACCGCGGCCGCGATCGTGGAACTCAAGGCCGCGCACAAGACCGTGTCCAAGGTGTTCATCGAGGACGCGGCCAACGGCCCGGCACTTATCGACATGCTGTCCAAGCACGTGACTGGCATCGTCGGCGTGCCGCCGCTCGGGAGCAAGGAAGCCCGCGCGCACGCCGTGTCGTGGGTGTGGGCCAACGGCTGTGTTATGCTCCCGTCGCCCGAAGACAACCCCGGGATCGTGCCGGTGGTGTCTGAAATCACCGCTTTCCCAGATTGTCGTAATGATGATGCTGTGGACGGTATGACCATCGCGCTGCATCAGCTCTGCCTGCGCAACCCCATTTCGGCTATGATCACGGCCGATATTCTTCGGATGGCCGGGAGGCCTGCACGATGACCCGCCGCACGATCCCCAAGACCCAGCGCGCCGCCGTCCAGCCGCGCAAGCCGTCGCAGCCCGTAGCGACCAAGCAGCTATCGCCCCTGGTGCTGGAGCAGCTGAGCACGACCACGCGCCAGCAGTCCTCACTCGGAATGGCCACGGCCGTGCCGGTAGATCGGACCGCGTACAGCGCGCGCGAGCGGGGTGCGGCCAAGATCAGCCACGCGCTTGATTACGCAGGCCCGAGCCGCAACGCCACCGATGCACTCTCTTTCGTAGACGCCACCGGCTGGCCGGGCTTCCAGAACCTGGCGCTGCTGGCCCAGCTTCCCGAATACCGGACCATGCACGAAACGCTGGCCGACGAAGTGGTGCGCACCTGGGGTAAGGTCGTCAGCACGTCCAAGGACGAGGACGCGCGGGAGAAGATCACCAAGCTGACCGAAGCGCTGGAGCGCTACAACGTGCGCGCCATTATCCGCCAGGCGGTCATCCATGACCAAGCGTACGGCGGCGCACACATCTTCCCGCGCCTGCGGGACGGTAGCTCCGACCTTCCGGCCGATGCGCCGTTGCTGTTCAGCCCGACGTTCTTCAAGAAAGGCGCGCTGGAAAGTTTCACGTGCGTGGAACCGATGTGGGTAACGCCCAACGCGTACAACGCCTCTGATCCGACCAAGCCCAACTTCTACAAGCCGGACAGCTGGTACATGCTCTCCACGGTGGTGGACGCTTCGCGCCTGTTCACGATCGTGAGCCGCCCGGTGTCCGACTTGCTCAAAGCGGCCTACAGCTTCCGCGGCGTGTCGATCTCGCAGCTGGCCATGCCGTATGTGGACAACTGGCTGCGTACGCGCCAGTCCGTGAGCGACACGGTCAAGCAGTTCAGCATCACCTACCTCAAGACCGATATGTCGCAGATGCTCTCGCCCGGCGGCGCCCAGAGCATCTTCGACCGCGCGCAGTTCATGAATCTGATGCGCGACAACCGGAACATCGGGCTGTGCGACTTCACTACCGAGGAATTCGCCCAGATCAACACGCCGTTGTCCGGGCTGGATGCGCTGCAGGCGCAGGCGCAGGAGCAGATGTGCGCGGTCTCGCGCCAGCCGCTCGTCAAGGCGTTCGGCATCACACCGGCCGGCCTGAACGCGAACAGCGACGGCGAGATCCGCGTCTGGTACGACCACGTCAAGGGCTGGCAGATCGCAAACGCAAGCCCGGCCATGAAGTGGGTGCTGGACATCATCCAGCTTTCCGAGTTCGGCGAACTGGACCCGGGCTTGGCCTGGGAGTGGAATCCGCTTTACCAGCTGGATGACAAGGAACTGGCCGAGGTCCGCGAGAAGAACGCCAACACCGACCGCACCCTGGCCGAGACCGGCGCTATTGACGGCAAGATGATCCAGGACCGACTGGCCGGCGATCCGCTCTCCGGCTACTCGGCAGCTATCGCAGAGCGCGATCCGGCCGAGCTGGACGAGATCGCCAACCGCATGCTGGAAGAGGCACTGAACCCACAGGACAACGACAATGGCCCGGACCCTGACGAATCCGACTCGGAAGCAGCGGCAACTGGCGGTAATCGCTCCGGCGGCGACATCTGAGGAGCTGTACCGCCGCCGGCTGGTCAACGCCATCAAGGCGATGGCCAAATCGGTGGAGTTCTGGACGCAGGCCAAGTACCGCAAGGCGCTGACCTCTGGCCAGGCCGCCGGCATCCTGCCGGAGTTTGACCAGGATCGCGACGCAGAGCGCGCCGCCGATGCCAGCCCGTTTGCCGATCAGCGCGAGCTGTTCCGGGAGCTGACCAACCTGCGCAAGCGCTGGGAGCGCTACTTCGCGTCGTTTGCGCGCAAGCTCTCGCTGGACGTGGTGGACGCCGCCTACAAGGCCAACAAGACGGCCTGGCAGGGTCAGGTCCGACGCGAAGGGTTCGACATCCCGATGCAGCTGACCAAGGCTCAGCGCACGATCATGGACGTGAAGGTCGCCGACAACGTGTCGCTGATCAAGTCGATCCCGAGCCAGTATTTCACCAAGATTGAAGGCGACGTGTCGCGCGGCTTCCTCGCCGGCCGCGATCTGGAGGCGATCGCCAGCGAGCTACGTGGCAGCGGCGAGTCGACCGTCAAGCGCGCCGCGTTGATCGCGCGCGATCAGTCCAACAAGCTCACCGCGCACATGAACAGCGCGCGCCAGGACGAGCTGGGCATCCGTTACGCCTACTGGAAGCACAGCACGGCCGGCAAGGAGCCGCGCAAGACGCACATTCGGGCCAGCCGCGAGCATTGGATTTACGACACGCAGGTCGGCATCGACTTCGGCGACGCCTTCGGTTTCGTGCTGCCGGGTGTGGCCATCAACTGCCGTTGCGGCAGCCGCTCGATCATCTCGGCCATTGACGAGGATCTGGGCCCAGAGGATCTGGTCCCAGTGCCGGGGTTCCCGGGGGCGTTTACGAAGCGGAAGGCTTAGCGGCAGGTATAACAGATTTGGTCTTCGTCCAGATCTTCGACCGGGCACCACCACCCGCATTCTTCGCACTGCATTACCTGTCCATCCAGCTCCTGCAGCAAAGGAATGCTGCAGTCGTCAATTGTGCAGCCTTCGCCAAATTCGACTTCGATGGCATCATCCAACGACATCGAAGTTCCTTCCAGCCGGGCGGCAACTGCAGCCATGATGGCGCTGTTTTCGGGTGTGGCTTCGAATGTAGCCATCGTTTGCTCCTGTTGTGTAGTGGCATCGGCACAATAACGTAACGCAAGCCGTCAGTCAACACACCACGCTTGCACAACCCTGAAACGCTGGTAACATCGCGCGCATGGCTGACGGCTCAACCACCTACGCTTTCGACAAACAATCGGCCCGGTCCTTCGACTCGGACGGCCGGATGCGCGTCCGCGGCTGCACGATTTCCGTGTCCGAGGTCAACCCGTACTACGGCCGCGAGATCGTCGGCTGGAAGGAACTGGGGCTGGATCCGAACAAGGTCTACGACCTGTACCGCGACCCGGATGCGCTGGAAGCGGCCGCGGACTCGTTCAACGGCCCGCTGATGATCCGGCACATCGCCCAGACGGCCGACGAGCCGCGCAAGGAATACCAGGGCGGCAGCGTCTACAACGTCCGCTACGAACACCCCAAGTTGCTGGCCGACCTGCTGGTGTCCGACGGCCAGGCCATCGAGTACATTCGTTCCGAGATGCTGGCCGACCTGTCCAGCAGCTACCGCTACAAGGCCGTGATGACCCCGGGCGAGATCGACGGCAAGCCGTTCGATGGTCGCATGGTGGGCATCGAAGGCAATCACGTTGCGCTCGTTGAAGACGGGCGCGCAACCGGTGCGCACGTCGCTGATAGCGCGCTTTCTTCCCCAACTGGAGCTACCAACGTGGATCCGAACAACCCCGATGCAACTGGCGGCAACGCCGACGTGGCCAAGGCCCTGATGATGCTCACCGAGCAGATGAAGGAGATCCAAGGCCGACTCGAGAAGGTCGAAGGCACCTCGACCGAGAACCTCGAGCTGGAAAAGGCCGAGTTGGCCGGCGATGAAGGCGCAGGCGTCGAACGCCCCGACAAGGTCGCTGTGGCCAATGACGCCGACGGTGACGGCGAAGACAAGGACGATGGCGAAAAGAAGGAACACGCCATGGATGCCAAGGCGGTCCAGGCCGTGGTCCAGTCCGCCGTGAGTGCGGCCGTCGAGCAGGAGCGCAAGCGCGCTGCAGCCGTGGCGCAGGCCAAACTCGACACCCGCAACGACCTGGGCGACATGCACGCCATGGACGATGCTGGCGAGATCTATAAGGCCGCTCTCAAGCAGCGCGGCGTGGACGTGTCGACCATCCCCGCCGGCGCCGAGAAGGCCACCTTCCAGGCCATCACCTCCGCAGTCGGCGGTAAGCGCGTCGAGCGCGCCAACGACTCGGCTTCGGACGGCGGCAAGCCGCGTTTCAACACTTCGAACATCCGCAGCCGCGGCTGATCGCCAACCAGGAGCACAACTATGGCTTTCCAGGGCTCTGTCGCCATTACCCCGTACGTGGGTATCCCGGGTGACTTCGCTTCCACCAATCCGCGGCACCATCAGGTCGCCGGCACCCTCGACGGCCTGATGGTCGCCGACGCTACCGGTGTCGAGATGGGTCGTTTCGCCATCCTCAACGCCAACGGCACCGTGACCAGCAAGCCGACCTTCGCGTCGGTGGCGGCCTCGCGCCTGGGCTTCGTGCATCGTGTGGTCGGTACCGCACTGATCACCACGTGGCTGGCCGAGTCCACCATGATCATCCCGCAGGGCCGTCCGGTCGAACTGTTCGATGATGGCGAGTTCTACGCCAAGGCCGACGCCATCACCGGCACCCCGGTGCGCGGCGCCAAGGTGATCTGGGATCCGGTAACCGGTCTGATCAACATCGGCGCGGCAGTCGGCGCGGCCACCGTGGACACCGGCTTCGTGCTGCTGTCGGAGACCGCAGTTGCCAACCAGACCGTCATCATTGGCCGTCTGAACCCCATCCAGGTCGGCAGCGCGTAAGCGGCCCCTCAACCAAGGAACCAATACCGTGAGCGATCACTCCGAAATTCGCCGCCTCGCCCGCGTCGGCATCCACTACCCGGATACCATCCGGAACGTGACCGTCGGTGCTGCCGACTACGCGATGGACGCGGCCAACCTCAACCCGCTGCAGATCACCGCCAGCAACGGCGGCGTTCCGGCGTTCCTGACCACCTGGATCGACCCGCGCGCGATCGACATCCTGTTGGCCCCGATGGCCGCCGCCAAGATCCTGGGCGAGGTCAAGAAGGGCGACTGGACCACCACGACCGCGATGTTCCGCACCGTGGAGCCGGGCGGCCAGGTGGCCACCTACGGCGACTGGTCGCCGAACGGCATGTCCACCAGCAACACCAACTACCCGAGCCGTGAGAGCTACTCGTTCCAGACCTGGATCGAATACGGCGACAAGGAGCTGGCGCAGGCTGGCGAGGGTTACATCGACCTGGCCGGCGATAAGCAGTACGCCTCGGCGCTGGTGATGGCCAAGTTCATGAACAAGACCTACCTGTACGGTGTGTCCGGTCTCAAGAACTACGGTCTGACCAACGACCCGAGCCTGACCGCTCCGGTGGCCGCGACCGTCAATTACGCCACCGCCTCGCCGGAAGACATCGCCAACGACTTCGTCCGTCAGGTCGCACAGCTGGTGTCGCAGTCCAACGGTATCATCACCGGCAACGAGGCGATGGTGTGGGCCTCGGCTCCGTCGGCGCTGGTCAACCTGGACCGCACCAACAGCTTCGGCCTGTCAGCTCGCAAGAAGATCGCCGAGACCTACCCGAACATCGAGTTCGTGGCGGTTCCGGAGTACGACACCGCCGCCGGCCGCCTGGCCCAGCTGTGGGTGAAGGAACTGGACGGCCGTCCGACCGGCGAACTGGGCTTCACCGAGAAGGAGCGCTCGCACGCGGTCGAGCGTTACAGCACCTACACCCGCCAGAAGAAGTCGGGCGGCACCTGGGGTGCGATCATCTACCGTCCGTTCGCGGTCGCGCAGACCCTGGGCATCTAAGCCCTACGGTCGAGATGACAGGAGACGCCCGGTTTACGCCGGGCGTCATTCTTTGTGCTACCCTCGCACGCGTGACCAAACCTCAACCCACAGGAGCATCTGATGGCCCGCAATTCGAACCGCAACACCGACGACCGCACTGACGCGGCCGGCACCGTTTCCGTCGCCTGCCGCTTGCCGGCCGGCCTGATCGTGGATGTCGTCGTGGACGGCAATCCCGTCCGACTGGCCTTCAAGGGAGCCAACGACCCGCGCGCGCTGGCCCTGGCCGACGAACAGGGCTTCCACGGCATCACCAGCGGCGTTCCGGCCGCCCACTGGAAGGCCGTTGAAGAGCAGTACGCCGAGGCCAAGTGGCTGACCAGCGGTGCGCTGTTTGCGGCCGGCAAGCTCAAGGCTGTCGTGTCCGAAGCGCAGGACATCGGCGACGTCAACCTGGGCTTCAATGCCATCGACCCGGAAGCGCCCGAGAATGGCGTGACCGCGGCCGACGACAAGTAAGGGCGCCCGACCATGGCCGTCGTCGTGTTTGATCCTGCCGCTTTCAAGCTCGCCTACCCGGAGTTTGCGACGGTACCGGATGCGCGGCTGACGGCCCTGTTCAACATCGTGGGCGCCACGATCCTCGACAACACCGACGCGTCGGTCGTTGTCGACCCGCGGCAGCGCGCGCCGCTGCTGGACATGTTGGTCGCGCACATGCTGGTGCTGTTCGGCTACACCACGACCACCGGCCAGGTTGTGCCGCCGCGTGGCGTCGTCGGTCGCGTGGCCAGTGCGACCGAGGGCACGGTGTCGACCAGCCTGGAGTACCACGTCCCGTCCAGTGCGGGTGAAGCGTGGTTCTCGCAGACGCCCTACGGCGCGATGTACTGGTTGGCCGTGGCCCAGTTCCGTTCGTTCCGCTACGGCGTGATCGGGCGTTCGGGCGTCGGTCACTCGATCGACTTCCTCAACCGCGACCGCCTGCCGCAGCTTCGCGGCGGTGCGGGCGGTACGAACAGCGGCACGCCGGGCGGCGCATGACGACCGTCCGACGCTCCGGTGTCAAGATCCCCGACGACCTGCGCAAGCAGTTCGTTCCCGGCATGGTCAAGGCCGGCGTCCTGGCGGGCGCGACCTACCCGCAGGATACCTACACCGACCACCGCACCGGCAAGCAGGTCAAGGATGCGCGCGGCGGCATGCCGGTGGCGGTCATCGCCCAGGCGCTGGAGTACGGCCACGGCCAGAACCATCCGCGACCGTTCATGCAGTCAACCTACGCCGCACAGAACCGCAAGTGGTCGCGCGACCTGACTACCCTGATCAAGGCCGGCGCGGCCGCCGACACGGCGCTGCGCACGGTCGGTGTGCGTATGGCCGAGGACATCCAGCAGACCATACGGGATTGGCCGGCGGACAACAGCGCAGACTGGGCGGCCGTGAAGGGCTTCAACCACGGCCTCGTCCAGACCAACCACCTGACCAACTCCATCGATTCGGCCGTCGTCCTGCGCGGCGGCGATTACGGCGAGGATCCGAGCCCGTGAGTATCACACCTGCCGAACGTGAAACCGAGAAGGCTAGCGCAAGTGCTTGGGCGTCGTCGCTGGACGGCTTAAAGTCAGGCCAGACGCGCACGGTCTTTATCCCTTACAGTTTCGTGGAGGGTACGCCCGTACTTAGCGGAACCGTAACTCGTACGTCTGCAGATGAGGATCCGAGCCCGTGAGCATTGGCGGACTGAACCTTCACGCGTTGGTGCGTGGCGCTATCGAGGTCGTCAACCCGGACGATGACGCGGTGCTGTACGTGTCCACCGGCGCGACCTGGCTGGACGGCATCAGCACGCCGGGCTTCGCTGCGGCCAACGTTCGCGCGCAGGTGCAGGCCACGCCGCATGAGTCGCTGCACTACCTCAACGGCCTGCAGTACACCGGCGGCCTGTCGATCGTGTACGCCTACGGCGACCTGTCGGCAATCGACCGACCCAACGGCCAGGGCGGAGACCTGCTCAACTTCCGCGGCGAGTGGTGGGCCGTCCAGCACGTGCTGGAATGGTGGGGCGACTGGTGCAGTGTGTCGGTGACCAAGCAGCTCAATGCCGGTTCGCTGGACGCGCTCCTGGCGGCTCTGGCCAATGGTTCTGTGGTAGGAGTCGCGCCCTGATGGCCGCCGCGACCCTGCTCCCGACCGAAGATCAGACGTTCAGCGCCTTGGCGCACTGGATGCAGAAGGTGCTGGACATTCCGCGCACCTCCAACCAGATCGTCAAGGGCTACCAGAACCTGACGGCCGTTCCGACCGGCAGCTACATCGTGATCTCCCCGGGGATCATGCAGCGCCAGGACTTCGGCCGTCGGTACTACGACCCGGACAACTCGCAGGCCGTCCAGCAGGCGCACCTGACCTACAGCTACCAGGTCGATTGCTACGGTCAGCTCGGGCCGACCTGGGCCTCGATCCTGTCGGTGGCCTGGCGGTCGATGTGGGGTGTGGACAACATGGTTCCGCCGGTGCTGACACCGTTGTATGCTGACGCGCCGCAGCAGTTGAGCATCGCCAACAGCGAGGGGCAGTACGAACAGCGTTTCATGATTCGCCTGTACGGCCAGGTCAACCAGACGGTCGGGCTGCCGCAGGACTTCTTTGACCAAATCCAGCTCGATTCCTTCATCGTCGCCGACCAGCTACCATAGGCGAAACCTGCCCAGGAGGCACCCGTGAGCAACATCCCCATTTCCCAGATCGTCACGATCAACCCGAACGTGATCGGCGCCGGCGGCGCGCAGGGCTCGCTTGACGGCCTCCTGCTGACCCAGTCGACGGCCGTACCGGCCGCGCAGCTGCAGGTCTACTACAACGCGACCGACGTCGGTACGTTCTTCGGCACCGACTCGACCGAGTACAACGCAGCCCAGGTCTACTTCGCCGGCATCCTCAATGGCGGCCAGCAGCCGGCCAGCCTGAATGTCGGCCGCTTCGTCGGCGCGGACGTCGGCGCGGCAGTCTTCGGTGCCTCGCTGAACCTGACGCTGGCGCAGCTGCAGGCCCTGTCCGGTACGTTGATCGTCACCACTGACACCCTGCGCACCTCGGCCACGATCAACCTGGCCGCGGCCACCAGCTTCGCCAATGCGGCCTCGCTGATGACCGCAGGCTTCACCACGCCGAACTTTGCCATCACCTACGACACCCAGCGTCGTCGTTTCGTGCTGACCACCACGGCGACCGGCGAAGCTGCGACCGTCTCGGCCGTCACCGGCACCCTGGCGGACGGTGTTGGTCTGTCCTCGGCCGCAGGCGCGTACGTGCAGGGCACCGGCTACGTGCTGGACACCCCGAACACCGCGATGGATCGACTGGCCGCACTGTCGGGCAACTGGGCGATCTTCACTCACGCCTGGACCGCAGGTATCGACCAGCGCTTCGCGTTTGCTGAGTGGACGGCCGAACAGACCTTCAACTACATCTACGCGGGTTGGGATCTGGATGCGGCGGGCCTCGTCCCGAACAACCCGGCCAACTTCGGCAATCTGGTGCACTCGCAGCCGTACCAGAACACCGTGCCGGTGTATGGGGACCTGTCCAACGCCATGATCGTGCTGGCTTGGGGCGCGTCGACCAACCTGCAGGTCGTGGATGGCCGCACCACTCTGGCGTTCCGTCAGCCGGTGTCCTCGGCCGGCGTGCAGGTTGATTCGGAATCGGATGCCAACGCGCTGCTGTCCAACGGTTACACCTACCTGGGCAAGTACTCGTCCGGCCCGAACACCTACACCGTGCTGTACAACGGTTCGATCGGCGGCCAGTATGAATGGGCCGACACCGCGCTGGGCGCCATCGCGCTGCGCCGCAACCTGCGCCAGGCATTGTTCGAGACCCTGCTGGCCTACCGTTCGCTGCCGTACAACAACGACGGCTACAACGCGATCTACCAGGGCGCCCAGGACGTCATCACGCAGTTCCTGCAGGCCGGTGTCATCCGCGCCGGCGTGACCCTGAGCCCGTCGCAGCAGGCGCAGATTAACTCGCAGGCCGGTTTCACGATCGCAGGCGAAGTCAGCGACAAGGGCTGGTACCTGCAGGTCACTGATCCGACCACCACGACCGTGCGCACCGAGCGCGGTTCCCCGACGGTGAATTTCTGGTACTGCGATGGCGGCAGCATCCAGAAGATCGTCGTCTCCGCCACCACCGTCCTGTAAGGAGAAGCGACCATGGCCGCAACCCTGACCGTCGCCAATTCCTCGCTGGTCCTGAGCGTGGAAGGCCTCTACCCCAATGGCGTGACCCTCCAGGGTTACGCCGCCGACAACGTGTTTGAAGTCGGCGCCGTCGAGAACAAGGAAATCGTCATGGGCATTGACGGCAACCTGTCCGCAGGTTTCGTCTACAACCCGCAGCCGATCACCTTGACCTTGCAGGCCGACAGCTCGTCGCTGGAAGTGTTCGAACAGATCTGGCAGCGCGAGTCCTCCAACCGCGAAGCGCTGCGCGTCGGCCTGACCATCGCCCTGCCGAGCGTCAACAAGCGCTTCGTCGGCCGCAACGGTTTCCTGACCTCCTATCAGGCACCGTCCGGTCAGCGCATCCTGCAGCCGGGCGTCGCGGTGTTCAACTTTGCCCGCCTGGAATTCAGCAAGATCAGCTGATGGCGAGTCCAGTTGCATCGGGCATTCTGTTCCTTCACAACCGCCGGGTGCTTCTGCTCCGGCGGCGTGAAGGCGTGGACGCTGCGGGTTGCTGGGCTTTCCCAGGTGGCAAGATCGAAGCGGGTGAAACACCACGGATGGCGGCGCGCCGCGAAGTCTGGGAAGAGACTGGCATTCTGTATGTGGGTGATCTGCTAGACCTAGGTGTGGCGAGCAACGGGTTTCAGGCCTTCGCGGCCGCCTTGCCAACTGCTCACGTGCCGGCGCTCAACGACGAACATACCGCTTATGAGTGGGCCGCGTTTGACCATCTGCCCGCACCTTTACATCCGGAAATGGTCCGACTCTTACAGACCTACAAGCAGTAACAACAAACCCGCCTTTCGGCGGGTTTCTTGTTCGTCTCCCTTGCGGGCTACTTGACGCCTGCGCGTCTCAGCGACCGGGACGCCCGGCGAGGTCAGGCTTTCGGGTAGTTCTCGATGCAGGCACGCATCAGGCGCCGCTCGGCGGGGGTGAACTGCGGCACGGCCTTGCCGTTCTCGGCACCTTCCAGCGGCGCCACGGCGGCTTTCAGGGCGTTGTAGGCCGGATGGCCGTACTCGCTGATGAACACCTGGCACGCCTTGATCAGGTCCATGTGGCTGTCGCTGGCGTCCAGCGCCGCTTCCTGGCTAGCCTCGACCAGCGCGGCGAGGTCGACGTCCATAGCGGCTCGCACTTCCGCGATCAGCTTGTCGGTCATTTCGTTGGTTTCGGCGCTGGCCGTCTCGCGGGACGCAGCCGCACGGAATGCTCCCTCGGACTGCTCATCCTGCGGCAGCGCGTGGGTCTCGGTGGCGACCGGCTCTGCGTCGGCCGCAACGGCCGCCTCCGCGTCCTGCACGGCTTGTTCCAGCAGCCAGGCCTTGTAGGCGTCGTTGTCACGGCCGCGACGCGCCTTCCAGCGGCCGTCAGCGTTGATCTTCGGCGGGTCGGAGTGCCAGTCGGTGCTGTGCGCGACACCGTCGGCGTCGAGGCCCCGATCGACAGACTCGTCGGTAGTCGGTTCCGCCGCGTACGCAGCCAGCTGTTCAGCGGCAAACGCTTCGGAGATCTTGCCCTCGGCCAACTGTCGGCGCGTTCCTTCAATATCGCGCTCGCGGTACTCGGCTGCGGCATTACCAGCCATCCGCACCACTTCGTCGGAGATCAACTGAGTGATGCCAGTCGCACCGGTACGCACGTCGCGCGCGATGTCGGCGGCTCGGAACGAAGGGCCCAGACCGGCATTGAACGTGCGAAGGTATGCGGGCGACAGAACCGAAACCAGTTCGTTCAGCTCGTCTAGCGAATGGATGATGATTTTCATGCCAGGTCCTTGTAAGGGTCGGATTGGCGACGGAATGCGCCAGTGGTGTAGATGGTGACCAGCGCCTCGCGGTACTTGGTCTCGTCGGCGCGCACGGCCGCCTGCAGCGCCTGCATGCGCTCCAGCGACGCGGTGCCGCGGTAGCGGACCTGACGGGCGTTGTTGTCCGTCACGCCCCAGATGTCGGCCACGGTCTGATTGCCCAGGGCGTCGATCAGTTCGCGCAGGGTCCAAGTCGGAACCGGCGTCAAGTCGGCGTCGAGGAAGTCGCGCGGGTCGCGCTTGGTCACGGTTTCAGCGGTCTCGGTCATCTCGGTGTCTCGGTTCGGTTTGCGACACATTACGGGAATGTGTGAACATCGTCAACCAGATGACGGTGCTTGAACAGCGGATAGGTCATCAGCTCCCGGGCCGCGACCTTGGTGGCCGCGCCGATCCACTCCGGATGCGCGTCGGGATTTACCGACTCCCACCACAGTTCGAAGGCGTCCGCGCTAGCGCCTTCGGAGACCCACAGCGTGCGCGCCAGAACCTTGAGTTTGCCGTGCTCCCACAGGTCCATCTCATCGGTTAGCTGGTCGGAGAGCTTGCGGCCGGCCTCCCAGTCCAGCGGCATGGCCGACCAGAGACGGTCAGCGTCCATCGTGTAGCGGTCGTTGGCGATGTCGCGCACGATCGAGGCCGGGTACAGAAACACCAGGCCGCGGCGGACGATGTATACGCGGCGCGCGGGCGAGAGCGAGGCTAGCGACTGTTCGAGAGGATAGGCGGTCATGCCACGCGCTCCACGGTCGTGCCATCGAGCAGTTCCAGTTCGTCGCCCGGCTCCAGCTCGTCCAGGCCGGCGGGGTGTTCCATCTTCAAACGAACGGACGCGTAGCTGTCGGTGTAGTGGTTCGGCCTGCCGCCGGCCGGCGTCAGGCGATAGAGACGGCCGTTCATGCCTGCTTGTCCAGTTCGGCGATTAGGGCTTTGGCGTAGGCGACCGCACCTGTTGCCACAGCATCCCGCGTAACTTGAGCGGCAGAATCATGCTCGTACGTCGTCATAGCCGGGTGCTTGGCGATGATCGCGGCCATCGCCGCTGTGGCGATGCGCTCCAGGCGCTCGCGGTTCTGCCAGCTGTCGTACATATTTGTAACTCCTAAAAGGGTGGCCGCCACTGGCACGTGCCAGACTCGCGGCGGTGTGGGAAATGGTAGGACGGGCACCGGCAGACCGCGGCCTTGCGGCCCTTGTTGCGCTCCACGCGCTGCCGGTAGTGGTCGATGTAGTAGGACTGGCGCTTGCCGGCCCGTTGCCGCGCTGCCGTGCAGCCATACGTCCTGCAGCGTGGCAGGCGCAGGTACTGGTCCGGCGGCCAGCGCAACGTGCGTCTGGCCTGGCAGTGCGAGCAGCGGACCCACATGTCAGGGGGCCGTAAATGCCTGCGTGTTGAACGCAGAGTCGGGCGCCGAGTCTCGCATCGGCATCACCACAAACGCGGCGTGCGTGACGGGCGAATCTTCGCGCAATTCGGTGACCGTCATCAAGGAACTGCTTTCGCCGTGGAGTTTAATCGCCAGGGCGCTTCTATTACGTCCGCGAAGGTTCCCGAACTCACCGATCAGCAGCTTCGCGGACTTCATGACGCCTTCCAGCAAAAACGGATTCAATCCAGTCGCCTGCACTTCGTTGCGATCGTGCGGGAACACGGCGCGCCATTCCGGGAAGCGCCCATCGATGGGCGTGAATCCGTACTTTGCGGAACCGCTCACGGCAGCGAATCGCTCGCCCTCGCCCTCAAATTGAACCGGGCCTTTGATCTTTGCGATGTGTTCGCACGCGGCACGCGGCACGATGACCGAGCCGAGCGACCACGGAACGTTCGTCCGGATCACCAGCAAGCGGCGACCGTCAGTAGCCACGCACACCGCGCCATCGCGGCCGGGTTCGATCAAGAGCCCGTTGAGGTAGTGCCGCACGTCTTTCTTACCTGCAATGTGCATGGCGGCTGCGAAGACTGCGGAGTGAAGCGTGTTGGTCATGTCTGCGTTCTCGTTCAGTGGGTTTTGGGTGTGTCCGTACTGCAAGCGGTCTGCGGCGTTACGGTTGGCGGCTTGCATTTTCTTCAGAATTTCGTAGGTCATTTGCCGCCTCAAGAGGTTCGCGTGACTCGGTACTCATCTAGGAAAATGTGGTAGTCCAGCGCCTCACCCACTCGCAGGTCTGCGATTGCGTCGAGCTCGTCTGCATTCGGGCCGAATTCGATCAGGTCGAAGAGGCGCCGATTGGGAATTTCCAGGTGCTGCGGTCCAACAATCAGGATTTTGTAAAGGCGCGGCATGTCTGCGGTCTCATTCAGTGGGTGTGGGCGTAGTCTCCTACGCCGTTACACAATTGTCAAGCACTTTCGACAGTTTACTTGCGCCAGAATTTCGACACGAACCCTTCGGCGTTCAGCGGTAGCCCCGGCGCCCACGCCGGGGCTTGGCGCAACCGGTCAATCAGCTGCTGCAGGCGCAGCTGCGCGCGGTCCTCGGGCACTTCCAGGATCATCTCATCGTAGACGTGGTGCACGATCTGCTCGGCCGGTGCCACAGCCAGCATGGCCGACCAGAACAGGTCGCGGGCCAGGCCCTGCACCATGTTGTTGCTCAGGATCTTCCGGTCCAAGGTCTCAACGAACCCTTCGGGTTTGTCGTAGACCGCGATCGGGGCCGAGGCTCCAGGCTCCAGCACCAGCCGCGCGTTGTGGTAGCTGATCGAGCGCCCGCTTGGCAGCTCCATGCGCAGCGCGACCGCGTCCTTGACGAACACGACCTTGCTGCACAGGCCGCGCCCGATGGACATCTCGATCCGACGGCCCGGCTGGTCCAGCGCCATCAGTACGGCGTATTCGAGGGTAGACCACCACTCGGACATGCGCGGATGGCCTTCACGGTACGACCAGACGATGCGCCTGCGGATGTCCTCCTCCAGATGCTGGCCGTAGCTCTGAGCCATGGTCAGTAGCGCACCGTCGCCACCGCCGAACTGCAGCGACAGGCGGATCACCTTGCCGATCTGGCGCTGGTCGCTGGTGACGGTCTCCGGCGGAATGCCCATCGCCGAGGCGTACTCCAGCACGTAGCCGTCGATGTCCTGCTCAAACTCGACCAGCATCTGTTCGTCGTTGGCGCACCACGGTGCCAAGCGTGCTTCGATGCCCGACAGGTCGGCAGCCACCAGCGTGTGACCGTCCTGCGTCGCACAGAACAGGTGGCGTTGGGCGTCTGCCAGTGCGGCCAGCGGAGGGCCGACGTCGGGGCGGGACAGGAAGTCGAAGTCGCGCCGGCGCGCAGCGTCCAGGAAGGTGATCGTCTCCTTCCACTTCCGGCCGGGCCGTGGCCGCGCCACGTTCAGCAGCTGCACGTCACCGCAGCCCATCGCCGTGGAGCGCCCGGACAGCGCGCCGTGGTAGACCGTACTGTGGCACATGCGCGCATCGACCTCGGCGCGCAGGATCGCCCCATGCTTCTTTGGCGCGCGGCTGGCGTCCAGGCGCAGGGCCAGCACGTCCCGCAGCGCCGGCGGCAGGTCCGGGCGCTCCAGCAGCGCTTTCACCGTCTCGCGGCCAGAGTCGTCCATCACCTCGCCGAGCTCTGCAGCAAAGCGCTTGATCTGCTGTACCACGCTGGCCGTCAGTAGCTTGCCCTCAGTGGCCGAGGCCAGCTCGAAGTCGATCATTGCGTGGGCCAGGTCGAACATCTCCGACATGCCGCGCGCTGCCTCCAGGTCGACGCCGAAGCCTCGCATGTTGACCTCAAGGTCGAGCTGCCAGTACAGCTGCTCCTGGGCCGGCATCGGCTGCGTAGCTTCCCACAGCGCGATCATCACATCGGTGTCGAGCAGCGCGTACTTGTAGACGCGCGCGAACAGCTCCGGGTGCGTGGCCGGCGTCCATTCGGGATGCGTCATCAGCTCCTTCATGGCCGCCGAGCCTTCCATGTCCTTCTGGATCGGCAGGCCCAAGGCCTGCGCGGCGCGCTCCAGCGAACCGGGCAGCCCGTTGTAGCGGGCGCGGGCGGCGCTGCACTGGACCTGTCCTTTCAGGTTGAGTTTCGGTAGATCGCCGACCCAGTGCGGGAGGACTTCGTTCCACACCAACGCATCGAAGCCTGCGTTGTGCGCGATGAATGGCTTTCCGGCCGCCACGTGTGAAATCACCTGACGGGGTACCGGCGTGCCCATCTCCCACAGGTCGGCCTGTCGCATCCCCGGTAGCGCAAAGGTGAAGCAGTAGGGTCGAGTGGCGAGCCTCGGGCCCGCGACGGGTGGTAACGCGAAAGGGAGATCGTAGGCGCGCGGCGCGCGGTCGGTCAGGTAACGGGCCAGGCCGTGGGTTTTCAGGTCGGTAGTGCTGGCCGCCTCGAAGTCGAGGAACAGGCCATCTCGGTTGGGAGTCATGGGTCTGTGGGTTTCCGGTGGGTTGTAACGGGAATGTTACGCAGAAACGCCCCGTCTTTCAACGGGGCGTTTGCTCATTCTGCCTTTGGTATCCTGTCAGCTACGGCGAGGAACGCTTGGTAGCTGGCCATAAAGTGGCCGTCAGGCTCGAAGTAGCCGTCCATTGACGGGCTGGCGTCCTCCCAGACTTGGATTTCACGCGGCGACGGAACGCATGGAACCAGCGCGAAACCCGAGGCGCCCAGGGCGGCCAACGCGACCGTCAGCAACTCCTGCATGCGGTCAAGGCTCAAACTGTCCTCGACGGTGTCTGCTCGCCACAGCTTAGGCTGTGAACGCAGGGCTGACACCATCGTCTGGACGGGCTCAATGTGCATACGCCACCCCAAAGCACTTGAAGCCGGGGTGCGCTCGCGCAAAGTCAACCCACTCCTGAGTGCCAGCCCAGATCGTCTGGAAGTCGCAGCGGCTACCGTGTACCAAGCCTTCACCGCGCAACTGCCACGAACCGTCGGCCCACAGGAAGATGTCGTTGTCACTCGGCTGTACTTTCATTAGCGGGTCTCGTTCATTGGGTGTAGGCGTACACTCCCACGCCGTTACACAGTTGTCAAGCTTCTAATACTTGGGATCATACCTAAAGGTTTCGAGCTGGCCATCACGGATGAACTGGAGTTGGGTGAGCCAGATGATCCCATCAGCTGCCTTGGTCAAGGTCAGCTCGACTGGGTGCGGGATAGCGTCGCGCTGCAGCAACACGCGGTGCGGCTCGTTGGGCAACGTGCGGCCGGTGGCCACCTCGAAATACTTGCGCGCCTGGGCAAAGAACCGGTTTTCGGCGGTCTTGCGGTCGAAGTCCAGGCGCAACGTACGCGTACCTCCGCCATCGGTGTGGAAATCGTAGATCAGCACGCTGTCACCATGGGCGCGGCACTCGGTGTGCAGTACCGGGAACGACTTCGTCTCCACGCACAGGTCGTCGCGCAGGACAATGCTGTCCTCGTCGTGCATGTCGTAGCTGTCGCCGATGCCGGCGTTCGGGTCTTTCGGATCCGGCTTGCGTGACTGCGTGATGAAGCCCTGGCGCGCCCGGCCGCAGTTCCGGCAGGTCATATGCTCCGGATCGTTGAGGTAGCCGCACCCCGGCGCGTCGGGCTGGAAGCCTTCCAGGTTCAACACGATCCGCAGGTCGCGCTCAACGATCTCCGGGCTCGGGGCCGGGAAGCGGATGCCGCTGCGCTCGCGCTGTGGGGCGCCGCCCGGCGCTTCCATCTGCTGGGCGCTGCATTCCCACAGGCCGGCGCGGCTGTCGCCCTGTTCGAGGTCGGCGTTGATCGCCCCGAGGCGTGCGAAGTTGCCGCCGGCGTCCAGCACCAGGCAGTCTTCCTTGCCCGGGTACGGCCGGAAGCCGCGGCCGACGATTTGCCGGAACAGGATCTGCGAACGCGTGGCGCGAACGATCACCAGCGCGTCGACGTGCGGCGCGTTGAAGCCGGTGGTGAGCGTGGCCACCGACACGATGTGCCGGGTCTCCTTGGCCAGGAACTCGCGCACGCCCTCCAGCCGCTCGCCCTTGTCCAAATCGCCGTAGATCAGCGTCACGGATTCGCCGCGCTTCTCCAGGCAGTCGCGGATCATCTTGGCGTGCGCCACGTTCACGCCGAACCACATCACGTGCTGGCGCTGCTCCAGGTTGTCCAGGCCGACGGCTACCACCTCGTCGGTGATCTTCATGGCCGCGGCGGCCAGCTGGGCCTCGTCGAAGTCCTCGCCCGAGGTCTTCACGCCGTCCAGGTCGATCTGCGGGAAGCGGATCGTCGGGGCGACGATCGGCGAGATGTAGCCCTCGCGCACCAGGCGATTGAAGTTACGCCCGGTCGTCAGGTCGTAGACCTTAGCCGTGAACAGGCCGCATTGTGACAGCGGCACGACCTTCACGCCCTTCATGCGGAACGGTGTGGCGGTCAGTGCGATGAACCGCACGTGCGGGTTGATCTCGCGCATACCTTCAACCAGCTTGCGCACCGACTTGAGCGACAGGTCGAAACCGTGTGCCTCGTCCACGATGCAGTAATCGATCGGCCCAAACCTGCGGACCTGGCGCCACACCGATTGCGGCGTGCCGAAGGTGATCTTGCGCTGACGGTCCTTGCGGCCCAGCGACGAGCAGTAGATGCCGATGTTTGATACCAGCGTGGCCGTCAGGTACTGCCGGGCTTCCTCGGTGTTCTGCGAGACCAATTCCTGGGACGGGGCCAGGACCATGACACGTGCAGCCGGCTGCAGCGCGATCAGTTCCTCGGTCAGCGCGGCGGCGACCAGCGACTTGCCACCGCCGGTAACGATCGCTGCGATGGGGTGGGTGTTGCGTGCGGCCTGTAGGGCCGAAATGACGGCGTCAACCGCCGCGCGCTGATACCAGCGCAGTGTTTTGCGGGCCATATCGTGGGTGTCTACCTTGTGGGATTACGTAACGCCAACGTTACATGACAACGCCCGAGGGTGCAAGCCGCGGGCGTGTGGTTATCGAACCAGGAGTCCGACCAGCAGCGCGACCACGACTCCAAACAGAAACCATGCGGTACGTGGCTCACGGATTGATCTCCCCCAGTTTGTCCAGGCAGTCCGCAGTGGCTGCCCGCTTGTTGTCCCGGTCCACAACCGCGTACTGAGCCACCACATACGCCTTGGCCCATGCGTACGGGTCCCAGAACTCCGCGCCCGAGGGCGGATCGCCACTATCGAGCGCTGGCGTCCGCTGGTTGCAGGCGGGCGCTACTGGCGACTGCTGCCGCTCGGGCTTCCCGAGCGAGCTGCAGGACGCGAGCAGCATCAGCATCGAGCTGAACAGGATGCGCCGAATCCACAGGGTCAGCAGGCGGACGCGAGGAACGGATGGCTTCGATTTCACGGGTCGCCTCCTGGGCGGTGTTGGCGGTCTGAATGCCCTCGGCATTGACGCGCAGGTCGATCTGGGATGTGACTTTCAGCGTCTCACGCTCGACCTTGATGGTCTCGCGGGCGACGCGTAGGTCGTTCTTCGTGGTGGCGTTGCTGCTGCCGCGCCAGTAGATCAGGCCGGCGATGATCAGCACGACCAGCAGGATCGCGCCGGCGATGATCGCCTTGATGTTGGTCAGGATGGGCATGAGTTCCTCCAGATAGCCCGCGCCAGTTCGCGCAGGTCGGTCAGTTGCGGCGCGCTGCGCAGCCCGTGGCGCGACTGCCACCAGCACGCGGCCGTGGTGTCCTGGGCGTAGACGGGCGCGGCGAGACGGTTGGGCCACTTCATCACTGCATCCTCGCCGCGATCGCGGCCACTTCCAGAAGGGTTGTCACCAGCAGCCAGGACAGGCCGGCAGCGGCGAGCAGTTGGGCCGCAAACAGGCCGGCACGTCGCCACGCGGCGCGTACGGACAGGAGCGGGATGGCCTGTGGCTTGTGGGCTGCGGCGATCATGCAGCACCCCCATCGCCCTTGACGCGGGCGAGGGCGGCTGAGAGTTCGCGATAGGCGGTGTCGCTACGTCCGAGTGTCACGCAGGCGTCGACCTTGTCGATCAGCTCGGAGACTGCGGCGCGCACAGACCCCAGACGCTTTGCGCGCGCATCGCTCGCACGGGGGTCAAGGCGGCCGGCGTGGTCAATCTCGTTCTGCAACACCGCCAGCACATCGATAGGGGCGCTCATGCGGCACCGCCAGTGCCGCGACGCTCGTGGCTCTCGATGATGGCAGCAGCCAGGATGAAGACCGACCAGGCGGCCGGTACGATCAGCAGGGTGATTCCGAAAGTCAGCATTGTGGGTGCCTCGTTGTGGTGTGGGTGTAGCGTAACGCCAGTGTTACGGCTTGTCAACAGGTTTGCGCGTGCCACAGCGCGCGGCGTGCTGCATTGCGCGCATTGGCCACTTCCAGCCGACAGGGGTTGCAGCGTGAACTGAGCGACCCCGGCTTACGGTCGAGTCGTGGCTGGAACAGCGTTCGGTCTAGCTCCCGCTGGCAGCGGCTGCAGCGTTTGGTTGGGGAGAGGATGGCGGGCTTCATTCGCTGGTGGCCTTGTTGATAGCGGCACGGCCTGCTTGGGCGATAGCACGCAGGTGATGCATGTAGTCGTACAGTGGATTTTCGCCATGTACGTGCTCCATGCGGTCCGCTACCCACTCAAGGAAGGCTGGAACATCCAGTTCCGCGCCCATCTTCAAGGCAGCAAGTAGTTCGGGCGCTGCGGCGATCAGGCGGGCGTTTGCGTGAGCGGTCTCGCGCCGCGTAGGGTCGTTTACGGTGTTAGCGATCATCGCAACCATCAGCGGGCCCGCTCCGATGATCGGGCAGCCGTTCGGTTGCGGCGCAGTGCTGTAACGCCAAGGTCCGGGAGTGTGGTTCATCGTGTCTGCTCCTTGTGGGCGTCCTGCGCGTTGAGGTGCCGGACGTGCTGCTGGATGTAGTAGCGAGCCGCGATTGCCTGGGCGCGGTCCGCCTCGTCAAGCTCGAACGGCAGCGGCGCGTTCTGCGCCGGCACGTCCGAGTGGTCGCTGTGGGTGACGGGTTGCCAGTTCACGACTGCACCGGATAGAAGGCGCGCACGAGTCGCCCAGGTTCAGCGTTTGGTCCGACATTCACCACGACGTCATGCCATGGGCGTATCCAACCATTCGCGACTTCGTCGGTATCTTCGTAGGTATCAGGCCGGTCATCGTAACGGTCCGGGCGCGGACCGCACGCCGTAAATTCGATGCGGGCGCCTTTGGCGCGAGCGTCTGCCAGCTCTTCGTGGGTACGGATCGGACGGGGAGTGGTTTCGTATTTCATGTCTGCATCTCGTTGTGGGTGTGAGGTACTACAGTAACGTAGGCGTTACGGCTTGTCAACGCTCCACGAAGTTGCGTGGATCGGCGACCGGCGTCCGCTGCTGCCGGGTGTAGCCATACAGGGCGCACACCGCGGTCATCGTGCGGTGCGGCTCGGTGCCAGGCTCGGGCCAATGCGCCTGCGGGTCGGTGTTTGTCAGGTCGCTGATCAGCACGAAGTTGAGGTCATCGTCCAGTGTGGCGAAGGCGACCTGCGACCACTGCTGGCAGTTGATCAGCACCTTGACGTACATCCAGTTGCCGTAGCGGCCGCTGCGCGCGCTGCGCTCCCACACGCCGACCCACGGCGGGCTGAACTCCAGTGTCGGCTGGTGGACCTGCACAGCGCCGCCCACGCCATGCCAGCCGCGGTCGGCCAGCAGCGAGCGGATCTCCAGGGACTGGGCGCGCACCAGCTGCGTGCTGAGGACCAGCATGGCGATCACGGCCAGCATGGCGAGGACTACGTTGCGGAGAGTTTTCACGATTGCACCTGTCGAAGGTCGTTCAGCGCGGCAGAGAGGTTAGCGAAACTGGACCGATAGAAATCTATGAACTCATGACCTTGCCGTTGGTCCGCGATTTCTTTGATCTCTTGCGCTGCAGCGACCAGCTCCACCGGCACAAGCACGTAGCCCTCGGGTTTGGACTTGTTTGCGGCTTGGTACACCAGTACAGCGCGCGCGGCTCTTATTTCTTCCCACGACAGTTGGTCCGGAGCGCAGCCGAATACCCACGCTAGCATGGTGCGAACTTCCTGTTCCCGTGACTGGCTCACGATTGCACCTCCTGCGGAACGAAATCACGGGTCGCCGGGTGCAGGCGGAACGCCTCACGCAGCGCAGCGAAGGTGTAGGCCTTCTCGGTCGGCCAGCGCTTGCCGTAGACCGGCACGTCCTGGATCGGCAGGCCCTTGATGCGCGAGTACAGCACGCAGTCCTTGCCGAGCTGCTGCAGGACGCGCATGTCCAGGTCCGGCAGGTCCGGACGCTGCTGGCGCAGCGCGGCGACCGCATCGGCAACCGTCATCAGGGCTACGGGGTTTATGGTCGTGGCGTTCATGCGACGCGCTCCCAGGTGTCGCCGTATTCATCGACCAGCGTGTCGCCGATCTCCAATTGAAGTACGCGATCCGTTGTGGCATCGGACACGAACTCACAGACTTCGTCCTCATTGCATTCGAACAGGCGGCGGCCGTAGAGGCTGATCAGATAACGGTTCATCGTGTGGGTTCCTTGTGGGTCAGAGTTTCAGGGCGATCGGTGCGCCGATCATGGCAAACAGCATGGCCGCTACAGACGCGCCGAGGGCCAGTCGGGTGTGGAAGCGCAGCCACCAGGTCGAGCCGCACGCGGTGGCCGCGATGGCGCCGTGGACGCTCAGTGCCACGGCGGCCAGCAGGCTGGCGAGGATAAGCCAGTAGAGGGTCACTGCTGTGCCCTCAGATACTGACCGCACTTGCGAATCAGCTGCTCGCGCGTCCGCGCCACGAACGTAAGCCCGTAAGTGCTTTTGAGCCACGTCTTTGCGTCTTTCAGCGTGACGGCGTTGTTGTCGAGCTTGGTGACCAACAGCTGCAAGGTTGCGCGGTCGAACATGTCTGCGGCCTCATTCAGTGGGTGTGGGTATAGATTCCCACACCGTTACGCAGTTGTCAAGCACTTTCGACAAATTATTTCGCAGCGGCTGTAAACGGGCCCATCGGCACCACGTTTGGCGCGTCCGGGTCGGCCACCCACCCCTCGGGCGCACGGTACTCGCGCAGGCCCTGGCCGTTCTTGCGCTCCTGCCAGTTGCGGGTCTTGAGCCAGGAGGACACAGCGCGCGCGTCGTAGCGACGGCCGCTGTGGCTGGCGTCCAGCGCCTTGCGGATGTCTGCGGAGCGCACCGACAGCTTGCGATCGTCGGCATTGAGCAGGGTGGCCAGGATCGGCGGCAGGAGATCGTCCAGGTCCGACTTGACTGTGCCGATGCCTTGGCGCATGGCCTCGGCGTTGAACTGCTTGACCAAGTCCGGAACGCGGCGGATCAGCTTCACGTAATCGTCCCAGGTCTGGCAGAAGCGCGACTTGGCCTCGGCCAGGATCTGCGGCAGCTCGGCCGCCCAGTCCAGCGGCGCGGGCTCTTCGCACATGACCGGCATGAAGCGCCGGTTGCCGGTCTCGTCGCGGTTCAGTTCGTGCTTGTTGGCCGTGCCGAGCAGCACGAACCGGCGCGGGTGTGACTCTTCGCGCCGGCCGTACGGGGTGCGGAAGACGTCCTGCGTGTCGGTCGTCCAGCGCTTGACGTCCTCGACTTCACGCTTGCCCAAGCCGGACATCTCGGCCAGCTCGGCGACCGGGCTGCGTGCGGCGGACATCGCCATCTTGCGCTCGTCGTGCGAGAACACCACCGGCGTCGGCATCGGCCAGCCCATCTTCTCGGCCAGCTTGATCAGGAAGAGGGATTTGTCCACGCCCTGATCGCCGATAAGCACCGGCACCACCGGTGCGGGCGCGCCCGGGTGCAGCTGTCGCATCACAATACCGGCGAAGAACGCCTGTGCCGAACCGATCAATGCCTCAGAACTGGGCGCGGCGAAGGTGTCGGTGAAGAACTTGTCGACGCGCGGCACTTTGTCCCACAGCGGCAGGGCCAGGATCGAGTCCTTCCACGGGTCGACGGGTCGCGCCCGCGCTACGGTGTCCAGGGCCGTCTCCAACGTTCCTACGGAGACGCTGGAGGCGCCCAGGCGAGTGACCGCGTTGACCCACATGCCGATCGGCGGATCGTCGCTGGCGTTCACCTGGTCGGCGCAGACGTCATAGGCGAGGGTGATCTTGGCTTCGCGGCACAGCAGCTCCACCGCGAACATCAGGTTCGACACGCTGCTGCGCTTCTTGTCGTTGCGGTCGGGCCATTCCTCGATCGTGCCGCACAGGCGTTCGGCGGCAAGTTCGAGGGGGTGGGACAGCTCTAGCGTGTCGCTGTCACCAAAGGCGAAGAACTCGCCCATCTTGTGCGACCAGATCCCGGGCTTGCCGCGCATGGTGACCATCTCGCCGGCGCGCAGGTCGCTGGCCGTCAGGTCGTAGCGGGTCGCGTCAAACGGATCGGCGCAGCGCCGGCCCATCACCACGTCCAGGGCGCCCATCGCGTCGCGCACGGTGCCGCGCAGCAGCTCGCCGTCACGTTCGAACACGACCGGCCAGGACGGGGGCAGTACCTTGTCCCCCATCGCGCGCAGGGCCTGCACGCCCAGCACATCGCCATCGTCCAGGCCCGCGGCCTCGCGATTGGCCCTGTGGTAGTCCAGGGCGATACGCTTGGCCTCGGGCTTCTTGGCCGTGCGTGCACGTCGCACGGCCAGGTCGAAGCGCTTCATGTCGATGTCCTTGATGCGCGGCATCTGCCGGACATCCAGCACGCCGTCGTCAAGACGGTACTTGGCCGGCGCGCCCATCGGGTTGACGGTGCGTACCAGCCACGCCTGATCGTCGGGCACCACGCGCGTAACACCATCGCCGAGCACCGGCGGGGCTTCGAACATCAGCCGGGAAGGCTGGTACATCGACGCGTCGGACAGCTGGCGCACCAGCAGCGCCCCCGATTTGGAGATGACCACACGACCGCGGCCGTTGGCCCACTGGTCGATCTGCAGGCGTTGGGCCAATTCCGGTATGTCCGAACCGCGCGACACGGCCACGTAGACGTGTACGCCACGCAGGCCGCGGTCGCCGACAAAGGACGAGGCCGATGGTCGAGCCACGCGTACGACCTGCGTCAGCCACGGAGAGCAGGTTTCCAAGGCGTCCACGACCTCGTCCACCGAGCGATAGACGCTCGAATCGGTGTCCACGTCGATCACAAACAGGGCCGGCGTATCCAGGTAACGGAAGTGCTCGTTGGTGCGCGCCACGGCGTCGGGCGTGAATTCAGTGCCTGCGCGCGTGGTCAGCTCGGTGTCGCCGACGATCGGCACGCCGGCCGTGATCGCCTGCCACGGGGTCAGCAGATCGAGGGTGTCGCGCAGGTCTTCCAGCTTGGCGATCTCGATCACTCGGGCGTGGCCCGAGGTCATGTGCGCCAGGGCCGAGCCGACGGGCTTTCCGTTCTCCAACGTGTACTGCTTGGCCAGCTCACAAGAGCTGGAGGTGATCAGGGTCAGTTTGATGGCCATGTGGGTCTGCTGTGGGATGGCGGAAGGTCAGTGTGAGCGCTGAGCGAAGGCTTTGTCCAGCAGCCACAGCGTGTGCGGCCCGCTCTTGCGCCGGGCGATGCGGAGGTGCCCGAGCATATGGCCGACGCGGATCACTTCGCTGCGTGTCGGTGTGCGGCCCTTGATGGCTTGGAACAGACCGCCGGCGATGTACTCCCCCGGGGCGATGTCGGCCTGCGCGCGGATCTCTTCGAAGGAGAGCAGCTCAGGCGCCCGCTCAGCGATCTGTAGGTACTGGCCGCCGTGCTTGTGGTTGAAGTCTGCAGCAGCGCGCGCTGCGAGGGAGTAGATGCTGTCGTGGGTAGTCATACGGTCGTCTGCGGTGAATGTGAAAGGACTGTAATTTACGCCGGTAGCCCTGTCAAGCACTACCTCAA